ATGTCTGTTTCAGTTGACCAGGTTTTTATAAAACAATTCGAAGCCGATGTTCATCTGGCATACCAACAGATGGGAACCAAGTTGCGTGCAACCGTACGCAGCAAATCTGGGGTAATTGGTGCATCGACCACATTTCAAAAGGTTGGGCGCGGCACGGCCAGTACTAAATCGCGTCACGGAATTGTACCTGTTATGAATTTAAACCACGAACCAGTGGAATGTATATTACAAGATTATTATGCTGGCGATTGGGTTGATGCATTGGATGAATTGAAAACAAATGTTGATGAACGGCGCGTTGTTGCATCTGCTGGTGCGTATGCATTGGGCCGCAAGACCGATGAATTAATTATATCTGCACTGGATACGGCCACATCTGCGGTTGGCGATTATTCAACCGGGCTGACCAAAGATTTGATTTTATCAGCTGTTGAAATTTTGAATGAAAACGATGTACCAGATGATGGTCGCAGATTCGCAGTCGTTGGCGTGCATCAATGGAATGAACTGTTGTCGATGGATGAATTTGTATCCGCAGACTATGTCGGTAATGATTTGCCATTGGTGTCGGGCGGTGCGTCCAAGAAATGGTTGGGCATAACATGGATTATGCATAACGATTTGCCGATGGATACCACGGACCAGCGCGATTGCTTTATCTATCACGCAACCAGTATCGGTCACGCATGTGGACAAGAAGTCAAGACAGATATCTCGTGGCATGGTGAACGCGCGGCGCACTTTATCAGTAACAGCATGTCCCAAGGTGCTGTGATGATTGATGATGCCGGCATCGTTCGTCTGAAATGCAAAGATTCTGATTCAACGGGCGACTAATAAAACACAATACAAACCAAGGGAAATGACAAATGGCGTTTCAAAATAAAAACTTGTCCGTGATTGCGTATGCAAACGGATTCACATTGTGGCACTATGCGGCGAACGAAACATTAACAACAATAACAGCATCTGGATATTTTGATGATGTTAAAACATTGATGAACAGCGGTGATATCGTAATCATCAATGCGTCAGACAGTACATCAATTAAAAAGGTTACTGTCAGTACTAATGTGTCTGTTGCGGCATTGTCATAATAAATTTTGCATTGGGGCGGGATATTCCGCCCCGTTTTTTAAACTTTAAAACAATCGGATATAACAAATGAATACAAAAATAGACCTGTGTTCGATGGCGTTGCTGAAACTGGGCGAAAGCCCAATTCAATCATTATTGGATGATACACCGGCGGCGCAACTAGGGCGCACCCTGTTTGATCCGGTGATTGATGCATTGTTGGCATCACATCCGTGGCATTTTGCGACCAAGAATTTTGAACTGACCAAAAATAATGATGGGGATTTTTTACTGCCGACTGAAATTTTGCGTGTATTAAAGTGTGGTGGTGAAATCATCGGTAACAATGTTATATCGCCCGCAGAAACAATATCTGTTACGGCAATTGTGCGCGTGGCACCAGAATTATTCCCCAGTTATTTTGTGTCATTGGCGGCGACTAAATTGGCGATGGAATTTTGTATCCCGCTGATTGGTGAACAAAATGTATTTCGTATGTTGGCGGCGTTATATGAAACAGAATTACAATCTGCAAAATTTATCGACAGCGCATCTGCGCCAACAATTGGAATCCAGAATTTTTCTTTGATTAACACACGATTTTAGTTACGGGGGATAAAATGGCAGATTTTATAAAAACGCAAAATTCATTTGCCGATGGCGAAGTTTCCCCAGAATTTTTTGCACGCGATAATTTAAATGGATTATCGCGATTGGAAAACATGGATGTTTTGTCGGGCGGTGGACTGCGCCGCCGGCGTGGGCTGGCATCGGTTGCAGAATTGTCGTCTGATGCGCGCCTGATACCATTTTCAGTTAGTGAATCCGCAGAATATTTGTTGGTATTAACCAATGGGCATGTATTGGTATACCAGGGCAATACACGCGTTGCAGATTTATTATCACCATGGAATTATGCGGCACTGGCGAAATTGCAATATGCCCAACGCTTTGGCACGATGATATTTGTTCATCCTGATTACCAGCCATATGTATTAGAACAGACAGATGGTGCATTTGATTTATCTGTGTTCAGTTTTGAACGCAATGATTCAGACATGTCAATAAATATGCCGTTTATGAAGTTTGATGATACAGACGGAATAAATATTACTGTTTCATCAAACGCATCTGGTAATAACTTTGCAACATTCACCACGAACAAGGCCCACTGGACATCTGATGACGAAGGGGGGCGGTTGTTGATGTTGGGTAAACAGTGGCTGATTACAGAATATGTCAGTCCCACAGTTGTCTATGCAACCACCAACAGCACATACACGATTCCATCATCGTCTGTGTACGATTGGGCGGAATCCGCATTCAGCGCGCGCCGCGGCTGGCCATGCAGTATTACATTCCACCAAGACAGATTGATATTTGGTGGCTCGCGTTCGTGGCCAGGCGGAATATGGATGTCACGTGTTGGCAATCACAAGAATTTTAATGTGGGCACCGGACTGGATGACGAAGCGATATTTATAACATTGCTGTCGCAACAACGCCAGCAAATCTGCACAGTGGTCAGCAGCGATAACCTGCAAATATTGACCAATGTTGGGGAATGGGCAATTTCCAGCAAGCCCCTGACGCCGTCTGCGATAGATATAAAACAGCATACATCAGTGGGCAGTGTGGCATCACGATATCTGCCGCCGCAAAAGATAGAAGGCGCAACCGTATTCATATCTGCGGGCAAAAAAGACATTCGCGAACTTAGTCTGGATCAATTAGGTGAATACTATAACGCAAACGATTTATGCGCGGCGGCCAAGCATTTAATGAATGACCCAGTTGACTTGTCTTATAACCCAGACACGCGCCAGTTGTTTGTTGTTATGGCAAATGGTGACATGGCGGTATTGAACCAGAATTCTGCATTGGGGATTTCTGCATGGGGACAATATAAAACCCAGGGCCAGTTTAAATCTGTCGCAACGGTGGGCGGCGAGACATATGTGGTTGTTTGTCGGGACGATGATTTTTATCTGGAAAAGTTTTCAGATTCTGTATTAAACGATGCAGGTCAGTATGGCTTTTCATTTACTGCGGCGGCAATGCCGTTGCGGGCATCTGGGCACAATGCGACAATGACCAGAATCAGAAAGATATCTGCGCGGGTGCTGGACACAAAAACACTGTTTATAAACGATGCACGCGCATCATTGCCAAACGAAATCTATGCAGATGACGCACCGGGATATACCGGTGATGTGTCGGTGAACCTGTTGGGGATGCAGCGCAATTGTGCCAGTGCGCCCTGGAAAATTTCCAGCAGTGAACAATTACCATCAACCATATTATCTGTGGCGATATATGGGTATTACATAGTTTAAATAAAAACCAAAGGGGAAATATTATGGGACAATTGGTATCAGATGTTAAAAGCATACTGGATTATAATGATTCGAAAAAATCCGCGGAAAACGAACGCCAGAAAATCTTGGCAGAAATGGCGGCCGATGAACGCGAAAAAACGAACCTGGTCAAAAAAACTTTGGCCACCCAGCGGGCAAAATACGGTGCATCTGGCGCATCGGCACGCAGTATGTCAACGGGTGCAGTACTGCGCCGCTTGCAGTCTGAAACAGAAAAACCATACAACGAACGGCGGCGCACAAACGCGGAAAAATTACGGCAGACCCGTGCATCGCGCCCAAATCTGTTGCAAAAATTGCTGGACAGATTTGATGATTTGGTCGGATAAACGGGGGATAAAATGTACAAGATATCATATACTGGCGATGGGCAAACAACCCAATATCTGTTTGCATTCCCGTTTTTCCAGGACGCTGATGTTCGCGTTGCGTTGGATGAAACTGTCTTGGGTACAGATAAATACGCAGTGATTGCAAATGATGATTTTGATGGTGGTACAGTGTCATTCTTAACGCCGCCTGCCGATGGCGTACAGATAGACATCTTTCGTCAAATATCACTGTCGCGTGTTATCGATTACCAACCGACTGCAAAAATAGATCCAGAAAACCTGAATACAGATTTTAATTTTTTGGTCGAAGCATTTCGGGATTTGCACGAAATAGATATTGATTTGACCCAATGGAAAAATACGCACGATAATGTCATGGCATTCTTGGAATATAACCTGGATGTAATCCAAGACAAACTGGGGGGCGGGGCGGTAATGGGGCTGTACAATAATCTGGTATCTGTTTTGGAAAATGCATTACCGCAGCTGATAAACGATTACGGCAGCATCACAGACACGGCCCCAAATGAAACACGCGATGATTACGGCGTTTTATGATTTTTTGGATGAATGGAACACTGTGTTGGGGCTGAATACACCGGCACATCATCGGCGCATAATGGAATTTTTAGTATCCATATGGGAAACGCCACCGCGGCGCGGGTTGCTGATGGCATTTCGGCATTCTGGGAAATCGACAGTGGTCGGGATTTTTGCCGCGTGCGTTTTGTATATGCGCCCAGAAACCAGAATATTAATTCTGTCCGCAGAAACCAGTTTGGCCACGCGTATGGTGTCGCATATTCGGCATATACTGGAAAATCATCCGCGATGTGAAAATCTGGTTCCGGCAAATAAAAAGGAATGGGCCAGTGGTCGCATAACTATAAATCGCCCCATTGGCATTCGTGAACCGTCTGTTGTATGCCAGGGTATTCATGGTAACATCACTGGCATGCGTGCCGATTTGATTATTTGTGATGACATAGAAGTTCCAAATACATCAAACACCGCACAAAAGCGTGCCGCACTGCGCGAACGCTTGCGCGAACTGGATTTTATTTTGTCGCCGACCGGCACAATGATTTATATTGGCACACCACACACAATGGATACGATTTACAGAACGCGTGATGATGACGATTAAACAGATGTTGGTGCATCTGGGGCATTATCTGTATCAATTGGCTTCATCGCAGATATAAACGAACGCAATTTTTCCAACAGTTCTGTACCAGCATCGCCAAACATAGGCAGATAACTTTCATATTCGGGCATATCCGCCTGTAATTGTGCGCGTGCGCGTTCAGATAACGGCTGGTTCAGCATATCGCTGGCAACCTTCCATAAATAATATGCGCGATATGTTTTCATAACGATTGACCATTTTTCTGCCATATCTGGGCGTGCCGACAACGCTGCGCGTATTGCCACGGGCCATTGGTCGCCGAATTTTTTGATAACATTTAGCTGTTGAATTCTGTCCAGACCACCTTGATCAGTTGTAAATTCGTTGATACCCGATTCCAGTTCGGCCCATTCATCTGGGGTCAGTGGTACGGTTGCGATTGTTTCAGACATCATACCGCCGTATGGCAACAATTCGCGTTCAATGGAATCCATTTTGGTTTTTCCTGCGCGCAGATTTTCGATATGCTTTACCAGATTTTTTCCGGTCGGCAATTCGCGCAATTCACGCAGAACATCTGGGGTTGCTTCGTCAACAAAGACCTGGTTCACGGCGGCCCAGCCACCGAATATAACATGTTCCTGGCGATACAGGTTTAACAGTCTTTGCGCTGTTGTGCTGGCCTTGGTATTCATTTCGTCCCCCCTGTGTGCGAATTGTTATTCCATTACAATCATTACAACCTTGTGCATAGTTTTGCCGATAATCTTTTCATCAGGCGATGAAACCTGGCCGTAAATTTTGCCCTTGGAATCTTGGCGGACACTGACGATTTGTGCGGTTGCCGTATCAGACGAATCCAGCGAATCAAAATCAGTATCGATGCATACCGCCATATCACCAACCACCGCCGGTGTTTCGGCATCGGCAAAGACATATGATTTTTCTGGGATAATGCCACCTAAACGCTTTGAATTTGGGATAACGGCATAAATGCCTTTGCGTCCTTCTAGTGGCATTGGGGCAACAATCATTGTTTTATCAGACTTTTTAAACGCGATTGATTTGCCTGCCGGCGCGCCAAACACCGGGACTAATTTTTTACGCGCGCTGTCATACAGTTTTGCACCATACAAACTGCTGTGTACATCAATCCCAGACAACGGGTTACCGGGAATCAGTACAGATTTAACGCGTTCTTTGACCTTGTTAATCTGTTTATTCAGTTCGCCAGATTTGTACATGTTTGCGATTTTATCAAACATATCGGCCACGGTATAAGAGAATGACTTTGCCAATGGTTCAATTTCATTTTGATATATTTCGCGTTGCCCAACCTCTATCTTATGATAGACCGACAGTGTCATCCCCGCGTCTTTTGCGGCCTGGGCGATGGTTTTCCCAGACTGTTGGCGAATTTTGCGCAGCCCACTGCCGAATATTTTCAGGCCACTGTCTTCGTTGTCATTCAGGCGGCGTTTAATTTCGCTTTGCCATTGACCGGCAACATCATCAGATTCCTTGATAAATATATCGGACAATTTGCACCCCAGAATATTACAAATGTTCAACAGTTGTTTTTGATTTAAACGGCGAACACCTTTTTCAATCTTGGACACTGCCGACAGTGACAGATTTGCCTGGCGTGCTAATTCAGTCATTTTCATGCCATTGGCCAAACGAATGTTTCTGATATTATTTGGGAATATTATTTCTTCTTGGGCCATCGCAAAACTCCTTGTCAATTCTTGACAAAATATTAGTCAATTTTAAAGAATATGGCAAGCAGAAAATGATTTACAGCGGCATATCATCAGGTATATCATCTGTATCAATCTGTGTTGGTTCAAAACCTTCATCGCCAATTTGCGATGGTTGCATCTGGGCCGGTGAATTAAATTCATTGCCACCGCGTGCATCGATTTCATCCAGATTATCAAACAGACTGTAATCGCCAAAGAACGCCAAATGCACGGTTTCCGGCCGGCCGTGACGATTTTTGCCGATTATAACATCGGCCTTGCCGCGGGCGCGTTCCAGACGCTTTTGATAACTTTCGATAATTTTTTCATTTGCGTTCCCAGAAATCCGCTGTGACGGATCGCGATTTTCCAGATAGTATTCTTCGCGATATGTAAACATAACGATGTCGGCGTCTTGTTCGATTGAACCTGATTCACGCAGGTCGGCCAACTGTGGCCGCTTGTCATCACGGCTTTCCACGCTGCGCGATAACTGGGACAGGGCGATAACAGGCACATCCAGTTCCTTGGCCAGCATTTTCAGCCCGCGCGTGATTTCAGATATTTCTTGGACACGATTGTCATTGCGCCGCCCCCCAGGCGATGTCATCAGTTGCAGATAGTCAATTACAATCAGTGCGATACCGCCACACTTGCGCGCCAGACGCCGTGCGCGCGTGCGGATCATTGGTACCGACATCCCAGGTGTATCATCGATATACAATGGCACTTTGCCAATTGCGGCCGAATATTGTGACATTTTCAAAAAGTCTTCATCCGTCAGCGACCCTTCGCGCATGGCAGATGCAGGTATCTTTGATTGTGACGACAACACACGCGCCGCCAATTGCGATGACGACATTTCCAGACTGAAAAACGCGACTGCGCCTTTGTACTGCTCGTTCGCGCGCCCGTACAGAATTGCATTTGCGGCGTTAAACGCAATATTCATTGCCAGTGTTGTTTTTCCCATTGCAGGACGACCGGCAATGATAATCAAATCAGAATGATGCAAGCCGCTGATTGATTTATCCAATGCGTTCAATCCCGTGGTCAGGCCAGATAATTTTCCATCTGCCTTGTATGCGATTTCCGCCTCTTGCAGGGCACTTTGCAGTGCGGTTGCAATTGACGATACTTCGCGTTCAGAAACACCACTGGACGCCATTTCAAACAGTTTTTGTTCGGCGGTTTCAATCTGGGCACTGACCGGATTGTCCAGGTCTTCGACAAATGCGGCATCTGTGATTGATTGCCCCAGATTAATTAATTCGCGCCGCATTGCGTTTTCATAAACAATGCGACCGTATTGTTCGACATTAACAACGGTTGCGCCGGCACCGGCCAGCTGTGTTAAATAATCAACGCCACCGACAGATTCCAGTGTGCCTTGCTGGTCCAGATAATTTTTTGCCGTGATAATATCGAATGGAATTCCGGCGGCAAATTGGCGTTCGGCCAGGCGATATATTTCTTGGTGTGCCGGATGTGAAAAATGTTCTGGTTTTAAAAATTCGGACACCCGTTCCAATGCGCGGTTATTCATCAGCACCGCTGCCAAGACGGCCTGTTCCGCTTCTAGATTTGTTGGTAATGTTTTCGGGGTAAAATCCATGTCAGATATGGTATCTAAAAATTTTAGTTTTTCAACGCCTTTTTTGCGCGGGTATCGCGAATTAAAAATACCAGTGATTTCTGGGGACGGCACGCCAGTGTGGCCAGAATTATTCCCAATTTCGCGCATTGATGAAATGCGGCGCGCCGTGGGTGCACGATATTTTTCCGCGCAAATGATGTTGGAATTTGTTGCGCCCGAACGCGCGCGCCTGGATCCAGATGCATTGCACCTGTATGACGATGCGTTCGATGCGCGCACTGCGCGTATTGGTGAATATCTGGTGACAGGTGCTGTGGCATATTGGGACCCATCAACCGGGCGCCAGAAATCAGACGCCAGTGTATGCGTACTGGTCTATCGTGATGACAAAAACCGGCATCTGTTTATTCATGACGCCGTGTATTTGACTGTTTCGGACAGTGAATTGCACCCACTGGCGCGCCAGTGCGAAATGGTTCTGGAATTTTTATTGCGCCATGGACTGCATCGGATATGCATTGAAACAAATGGCATCGGCAACGCATTGCCAGAAATCATGCGTGATGTTGCGCGGCGACAAAATGTTTCGGTCAATATTCAAAACATCACGAACCATACAAAGAAAGAAACCAGAATCCTGGACGCAATTGAACCCGTGTTGACCACAGGGCGCCTGCATGCGCATCGGCGTATCCAGTCAACACCCCTGATTGCAGAAATGTTGGGTTGGTCGCCATTGGGTGGGGTGGGGCACGATGACGGACTGGACGCGGTTGCCGGCGCGATATGCGCGGCGCCTGTGCCGGTGCGACCATTGGGGCAAGTCATCCGCCCATTTACGGCAAACACAGAATTTAAAATCTAACCAGATGGAGGAAAATAAAATCATGCACAAGAATTTACAACAAATGTATCGGCGCGCACTGGATTTGCGTGCGCCATGGATAAATCGTTGGGATTGCGCAATGCGCTATACCATGCCAACCGCAGACGATGACGCCGCCATGATGTTTGATGCGACCGCCGCGGACGCCGCAGATAATCTGGCCGCATCGATTTATTCGTTACTGACACCCCCAGAATCACTGTGGGTTTCATTGGTTCCCGAAAGTGTTGCATCCCCCGATGCAACCGCGGCAACAATGGCATTGCGGGCAAACCTGAACGATTCTAATTTTTACACCACGATACACCAGTGCTATATGGACTTGATAATTCTGGGCACGGCGTGTCTGTTTATGGCCGAAAATCCGATTGGGTCGGCGTCCGCATTTTCTTTCACGGCGATTCCGATGCGCGACATAGCGGTTTTAAATGGCGCCGTATTTCATATGGCAACAATGCCGGCGCGTGAAGTGATGGAAAAGTATCCATCCTGGACGCCACCGTCAAATTTGCGCGATGCGATAAAGAACGACCCAGAAACACCATTGCGATTGGTACAAAGCCTGGTGGGCACAGAATTTACCGCATGGTTGGATGTTGGTGGTGATATAGAAAACAATATCGTATCAACCGGCAAATTTGAAACGAATCCGTACATCATATTCCGTTGGGCGGTGGCCAGTGGCGAACAGTACGGCCGCGGACCAGTCTTGCGCGCATTGCCAGATATAAAAACCGCGAACAAGGTTGTTGAACTGGTGCTGAAAAACGCAACTATTGCGGTTTCTGGCATATGGCAGGCCGATGATGACGGGGTTATAAATCTGTCGAATATAAACTTGACCCCGGGGGCGATAATACCAAAGGCGGTTGGTTCGTCTGGTCTGACCCCGCTGGCATCTGGGGCGAATTTTGATGTGTCCCAGATTGTACTGAAAGATTTGCGTGAACGGATTCGCCACGCGCTGTTGGCGGACAGATTGGGGCTGCTTAGTGAAAAAGAAATGACCGCAACGGAAATCATGGCGCGTAATGCCGATATGATGCGGATTCTGGGGGCGACATATGGGCGTCTGTTGCATGAATTTATTCGCCCACTGGTGGAACGCGGGTTGCAAATATTGGCGCGCCGTGGGGTGATTGATAAAATATCGCTGCACAGCGATGCAGAATTAAAATACATTGCGCCAATTGCACAGATGGCAATCGAAGAAACAGTATTGTAAAACACAGGGGGTAATTCATGAAAGAACTTGAACAAAATTATGCGCGAACATTTTCAACATCCGCCGGGGCGATGGTGCTGAAACATTTGCGCCGAATAACAGTAGAACGGGTATTGGGGCCAGACGCCACCGATGCGCAACTGCGCGGACTAGAAGCGCAACGCGCCCTGGTTCACCAGATTGAAAGCATGATTGAACGGGGTAAGTAAGATGACAACACAAACCAGTGCGGCAATGGGGATACTGGATTTTTTGCGTAACAGTTGGTTTCTGATTGCATTTATCGCCGGCATGATATACTGGGTCGCGCGCCAAGATTCATCGTTGGCAGAATTGGACCGCACGGATCACCGCCTGACGGCACTAGAAAACCGCACAACAATCTTGGAAACCGGCATCGGGCAATTACAGATAAAAATCGACACAATTCGCGAAGATGTCGCCTTGATAAAAACCGCCGTGATACAATAAAAAACAGAATATTGTTCCACAACAATCGCATTAACATCACACACCTCTGTCATTGCGAGTGAAACGAAGCAATCCAGTCAATTATGCGCGCACGCGAATGCCCCCCGCAATGACAAAAATGGGTGTCTGATGAGCCCGCATTAAAAAACGCCCCGTTTCGGGGCGTTTTCCGGGATTTAGCAACCGCCAGTTGCGTTGCCAATCAGTTTAGAAATAGAAATATCCTTGTGCAGCAAGAAATCATATTCACAATTACCCTGTTTATATGTACCCATACACGCAGACAATGTCAAAACTGCGAACAATGCTAACATAACTTTTTTCATGTGATTCTCCTTTTTCTTGAAAAACTACACATTGATTATACACGAAAACACCAGATATGCAAGCAGCATTATATCACACCGCGAATCCATCGGATTTTATGCGGCATAACAACGATTGCATCAAATCGCGCATCGCCCGTCCAGTGCGTACGCGCGATATATGTTTCGGCCGCCCGGCGCAGGCGTGCCGCCTGGGGGCGGGTAATCGCGGCCAGACCTGTTATAACATCGGTGCGGCGTTTAACCTCTACAAAAATCATCAAATCCCCACGCCGTGCGATTATATCAATTTCTGCGCGTCCGGTATTACGGCCGGTCATGTATCGGGATTTTACAATATGAAATCCATGCAGACGCAAATACATCCGCGCAATAAATTCAGAAACCAGACCTGTTTTATAAGAATCCATTCCGGCAATTATTATATAACAGGTTCATAATTCCAGACAACCAAAAAACGGACAACAAACCAAAGGAGGCGTCTTTGTCCAGACAAATACAAATTCGCCGTGGCAGTGCCACGGAACATCAAAACTTTACCGGTGCAGTTGGTGAAATAACAATGGATACAACAAACAACACACTGCGCGTGCATGATGGTGAAACCGCGGGCGGGACAATGCTGGCGCGCAAAAGTGAATTGCCACCGGCGGGTGCCGATTATGTGATTGCATCGCAAAATCCAACCGCAGAAAATAATTACACATGGTATCGGAAATATCAATCCGGCTGGGTAGAGCAGGGCGGACGCAGCAAAACAACAACAAACGCATCAGGTGATACGATATATTTTCCTGTATCAGTATCTGCCAGCAGTTTTGTTGGATTTTCAATAATCGGCAGCTGGAATGATTCCCCGATTATGTACCATGTGCGCACATTAAACCAAACAGCGAACAGTATCACAGTTGTCGGCATCCAGCATCTTGGTACATCTACATCGCGACAGATAGTTAATTTTTATTGGTATGTTACGGGTCCGGCCACAGAATAATATACGGGGCACATGCCCCGTATATTCGT